GTCGCTATCGCTATCTGAAGATTCACTACTACTACTGTTACTGTCACTGTCATCGCTAGTCGCGCTGTCCGAGGAAGTGTCAGTGTCGTCACTACTACTACTAATGGGAGAGCCCTCGTTCTCCTTTTTACTTAGTTTGCCTTTGGGAGATGGTGTTGGATCATCAGAGTGCAGGAACTTGCACTTGTGACCAAATTTACAAGACTTAGTGTTCTTGTAGTTCCAACATATCTCTTTGGACTTCTCGTTGCATCCATTCTTGGCCGTGATGGCATGTGCATAAGGGCACTTGTCACCGCGTGGGCATTTCCCAAACTTCCAGTAGAGGAAGCAGGGAGCGGTGATCACTACGGGGTTTGGCTTTGAGGAAACCTGCGAGACGTCAGGTTCACCTTCTAATGGTATGTTGCCGGGGGCCACGTCCAGTGGGTCGGCTGTTTTGGCGGAACTTAAACCGGCTGCGTTGAGGATTCCAACTGCTTGTTCAGCGGATTTTCCCTCGCAGGCTTTGAATGCGGCCTTTTGCTTTTGGGCCGTTTTGGACTGTTTGCCACTACTGTCATGGGCTTTGCAGTCTTTGGATCGGTGGCCAGTCTTTTTACATCGCGAGCAACGGGCCTTCTTCTTGTGATGGTAAGGCGTGTTGCTTTTTCCACTCTCACTAGTAACGTCATTTTGCGTCGAGGGCGTGAGAGCGGGGAGGTGGTGGGACTGGGAGTTTTGTGGCTTTTGGTTAGCCGAGCTGTGTGCACTACTTGTCGAATCTGGTCCTGGTTTTATAGACGCCAAAGGCGCCGACAGGCCGCTGCCGCCCCCCGAATCACTGATTGATTCAGGTCTCTGAGATACTCCAAGACCGTCTTGAGATAGACGGGCCTTCAAGGGCACCTTAGGGGTGGTTTTGGTTTTACCCGATTCGAAGAAATCTATTTTTGTAAAGAAACTTTTCATGCTGGTGTGTGTGGGGCCCCACATTGTTACTTTGCATATCCGGTAGGGATCACGGATCGCAAATGCAGTAACTACTAGCCGGGCTAGCAGGAAATACTGCAACCCTTGCGGGTGCTTGGGTGCTGTGCACAAGACAGT